GGATGTATGGACGAAAGAGGTGAAAGCCTCTATTACTTTTGATTTAGCATTTACAGATATGCCTGAGCAGTTCCGTCATTACATCACCGTTAAAGCAGCTCGTATCTTTGCTAATCGATTCTTAGGAAGCAGAGAGATTGAAGGGTTTGCTTTGAGAGATGAGATAGAAGCGAAAGCACGGGCGATTGATAGCGACTCCGAGAATGCTGACCGTACTATCTTTGATAACTACAGCGTACTTAGAGTAATAGACAGATAAGAGATGCCTCTGTTAGTAAACAGTGTTCCGAATCTCGCACAGGGCGTATCACAACAGCCTGACAACTTACGGTTTCCCGGTCAGTGTGACGAGCAAGTAAACGCCTGGGCTACTGTAGTAGAAGGGCTGGTAAAGCGTCCGCCTACTAACTATACAAAGAAGTTACAATCTACTACAACTGATGTAGACAAGCTATTCACACACTTCGTTAAACGATCCGAACAGAACAAGTACTGCGTGACTGTATCGCTGGGCGGTGTGGGTGTTATCAATGTAGGAGATGGTACAAGTATACCAGTAGCTACAACATCTATAGCAAGTAGTTATCTGAGCTTAGGTTCATCCGTAACAAATCCATTAGCCGACCTACGAGCACTGACAGTAGCTGACTATACATTCCTTGTTAATAAGAAGAGGGTGGTGGAGAAGAGTAATGATGTTTCCCAGAAGTCGCAAAGTCCAAGAGGTAGAGCTAGTTATGTGTCTTATAACGGTGTCGTGTATATATGTATTGAATCACATACATCTACTTCTAGCTTCGATGCGACTAAATGGAAGAAAGTAACTGACACCACGACAAGCACTCAGTGGGCAGCAAACCTTGCATACACCTCAGGTGATAACGAAGCCCTTGTTGTTGTTAAGCTAGGAGACTACGAGAAAGCGTACAGCATATATATCGACGATAATTTAGTGGGAACGGCTTCCTCGTTAGCAACTAGGCATGCAGTTACGCACAGCTCTAGCGGAATTACAGACGCCCCTCCCGCTACTTACATAAGTGGCCCAGCTACACCTACAAGCGGTTCAAGTCACATTTCATCTCACGCCGGTTTGTACGCCGACACTGAGTTAATAGCGAAAGACCTAAAGCTTTGTTTGGACTCTTATTTAACGGGAGACGGAATTGCTTCTGTAACAGCAGGGTCGGGCGGGACTGGATGGTTTTATGGGGGATCGACTGGGGGTTACGAGCTAATCAAACTAGCATCAACACTCCGTATATATTGGAAATTACAGCTTAAAATATCACAAACAGTAGGCACAAACACACACACAGCCTTGGCTGAAGTTACCGTAGTAAAAGGAGAAATACAAACAGACGGTATAGTAATAAATAGGGCAGGTACTGGTTTTAATTCGGATATTGTAACTTATCCCATAACAACTGAGTTTGAGGTGTTAAAAAAAGTCAGTTCATTAGATGGGAAAGACGTGTACTGGGACTGGTTTACTCCCAGCGAGGATTATGCCGGATACGGAACTGAACCAACCTTAACTTATACATTCAGCAACAGAGCTGCGTTTGATATTGAACGTAACGGTTCTGTTATAAAGATAAAAAGTACAGACGGTCCGTTTAAGATAAGAGTAGAAGATGGTTTAGCTGACCAAGCACTTGGTGTTGTACACAGAGAAGTAAGCAGCATTACTGATCTTCCGGTTAAGTGTTACAACAACTTTAGAGTTAAAGTAATAGGGGACGCCGACATAGACCAAGACGATTACTACGTAAGATTCTCAACGAAAGAAAAAGAAGAGTTCGGGGAAGGTACTTGGGTAGAGACTGTAGGCTTCTTTCAGGACGGATCACCTACGGGACTTATAACAGGAATAGACACGTTATTAAAACAGGACACCATGCCCGTCACTCTCGTCCCATTCTTTAAGAACGGAGATATTAATAACTTCAGACTGCAGACACCTCACGACGGGTTAACCGTTAAACAAGGTGCTACTTACTACCGATTAGATAAAGACCACACAGCAGCTGACAGTAATAAACCGGGAGTAGGTGCTGACTGGGAAGACTTTTGGACGGAGGTTTCAGACACTACACAAGGGTACTTAGATTGGGAAGCGGATGTGTACTACTACGGACCGACTGGGGATACTAGCAGTGTTGGGTGGGCAGCGAGATCAGCAGGTGACGACTTCACCAATCCCTTCCCGTCATTCGTCGGTAAACAGATACGAGACATCTTCTTCTTTAAGAACAGGTTAGGTATACTGACAGACAGCAATGTTGTCTTCAGTGAAGCAGATGAATACTTCAACTTCTTCCGTACTACTACACAGCAGCTACTAGACAGTGCAGTTATCGATGTCGGACTGAGCCACACAAAAGTAGCTATCCTTGAACACGCTGTACCATTCCAAGAGAAGCTGATGTTATTCAGTCAGGGGTCACAGTTCGTACTTCGTGGAGCAGATGTGTTATCACCTAAGACTGTAGCTATATCGCCCGCTACGGAGTACGATCTATCGGATGGTATACAACCAGTAGCACTGGGTAACTATATATACTTCCCATTTAAAAGAAACGACTTTGAGGGGATGTACGAATACTTTGTAGATAACAACACGGAGACATTCCACTCGGAAGAAATAACACAGCAAGTACCGAAGTATATTACATCTGACATACAAAAGATGGCAGGCTCTCAGTCGGAGAACACCATTGTTATGAGCACGACAGCAGACGCTCGTACATTGTTTGTATATAAGTACTTCTGGAGCAACAAGGAAAAGATACAAAGTGCTTGGATGAAATTCACCTTTGGTCGTGACATCCGAGGGTTTGACTTTATCGACAGTAACTTGCATTTAATCACAGCAGACAGCGGCGGGGTACACCTGGAGAAGCTCACACTTGAAGATGGTATTACAGATGCCGGGTTGGATTATACGTTATATCTTGATAGTAAAGTGGATGGTAGTACATTGACGACTAGCTACGACGCCGCTTCTAAGACTACTACGATAAGTGGATTTGAATACGATCCTGTTGATGTAGCAATCTACACTAAAACAGGGAATAAGGTAGCATTTACTAAGACGACTAGTACAGCAGGTACGGTGAGTGGCACACTGGCTAACTATGTTACTCACTCTGGTACGATATACAAATGTGAAACTACTCACACATCCCCCAGCTCGTTCGTCGCTGTTGATACTTCAGTAACTCCTAATGTTACATATTGGACTGTTAGTACCGATGTTAGTACGGCCCCTGATTGGGTGGCTGGTAAGTTCTACAACAACGACAAGTATTTCGTAGCAGGCGTCCCGTACAATATGTTGTACAGGTTCTCCGATCAAACACTGAAGCAACCAACAGAGCGGGGAGGACGCAGTGCCTCTGATTACGCCTTTCAAACGATCCGCAACGGCAGTCTTGACTACGCAGATACCGGACACTTCACTGTTGAAGTAACTCCGAAGTTCAGAGATAAGTACACCTACGCATTCAATCCTGACATTGTCGGTGCTAACTTAACACTTAATACTTTTACCCCACAAAGCGGACACTTTAGATTCCCCGTGCAGTGCCAACCTAACGAAGCAAAGATAGAAGTTGTTAGTGATTCTGCTTTACCGGTTAAGTTGTTAGCGGCAGAGTTTGAGTCCATGATGATACCAAGGAGTAGAAGATATGGAGCTTAGGATAGATGAAGCACAAGCTGATATGGACGCTGCTGATCTGTACGACGACTTACGGGAGGACGATATGTTAGAGATACTTGGACTTATGAACCACCCACGAGACGCTGTGTATTTGTCTTACGCTTGCAGTACAAAGTGCTTTAGTGTGAAGGATGAGTTCAACTATCTGTACTGCTCATTTGGTGTAGCTCCTATCGAAGGTACTAATATTGGAAGTGCTTGGTTATTAGGTACTAGAAGATTACCAAGTATTAAGAAGTTCTTTTTGAAGCACTCCAAGGAACGCATGATGGACTTAATGGACGGCTTTGATTATCTCACTAACTTTGTTATGAAGAGTAACACGTTGAGTTATAGGTGGTTGAAGTGGTTGGGGGCAGAGTTTAACGATTGTCACTTGGACGGGTATCTGTCAT